AGCCTTAAATATACCCGAGGTTGTAAGAGATAGAATTAAGGATTTAATGGCAATGTATTCAGGCTTTTATGATGAAGTACAAGTTGTACCTGTGGGAGTAGATGGGAGAGTATTTGTAAGTATTGGTGAAGCAATTGCAAAGTGGAATGATGTAAAAGTATCACTTGAAGAATTAAATTCAAGTATTGATCTATTAGAAATGGAAGATATAAAAGTAGGTGGGTATCTACCAGTAAGTAATGGAATATTAGAAGATAGTGTAATAGATACAGCAATGTATATAGAAGAGTTACTGGCTAAGGCTATGGGATATGCAATAGATAATGGAATATTAAATGGTGTTGGTGATAATACTGGAGATAGTCCGGTATTATATGAACCTATAGGAATATTAAAAAACCTACCAATAAGCAATATAGTAACTACAGAGTTTACAGCACCTAAGATATTATCAAGTATAGGTCTTATAGACAAAGGTAAGAAAGATGATATAGGAGAAGTAGTGGCAGTAATGAAACGTCAAACATACTACCAAGATATATTACCTATAACAACTAATGTATTACCTTATCCAAACATCAATGGTATTAGAGTTAAATATTCAACAGCAGTTGGAGACAATGAAATAATACTTGGAGATCTAAAGGAATATATCTTGGCAGAAAGAAGCGGCATAATAATAAATATGTCAGAACATCAAAGATTCTTACAAGACCAAACAATATTCAGAGTAGTTGGCAGGTATGATGGTAAGCCACATAATGATAAGGCTTTTGTAAAATTAATAAAACAAATATAGGAATAGAAGAGAGGAGCTATAACAATGAATATAATTGATAAAAGAAAAGAAAGAGAAGATGTTAAAAGAGATAAAAGAAGTACTGCTGCTGCATTAATAGAAAAGGAAGATAAGAGAAAGCAACAGGAAGAAGAGAGACAGGCCAGCATTGTAAGAGTTGTATGTGATTGGAGAATGTTAGGTCAATTAGATTCTATCACAAAAGGTATATGGCCTACTGAAACAAGAATGAATAAGGAAAACTTTCTTAAGCGTGCTATTAACAATAGGAAACAACTAAAGGAATTATATGTTGAATCATTTGAATATAATGCACGTGAGAAGATAGAAGTCGAATATGATAAGGATACTATTGAAATGTTAGAGCAGGAAGCAACAAGCAATGGCTTAGCACTTAATGAATATGTAACTTCAATTGTATATACTGTTGCATTTAATATTAATCAAGAACGTGAGAAGGCAAGAGTAAAGGCAGAAGCGGAAGAGAAAGAACGAACACCTTATACTATTGGAACAGTAAGTATAAGCCAAGAGTTAAAAAGAAAATTAGAAAATAAATATGGTAAGCCTGAGTATGTATTGGGATTTAGTATACCAGCAGATGCATATACCAATATGCTGATTGATCTAGCAAAAGAATATTTTGGAATTGAAAAATAAAGTATCCCCCCCACCTTCAACTAAAAATATTAACCGGTTGGAGACCGGGGGGAGGAACTTCTTCCAATAGAGCGACTTTTTTAAAAAAATTTAAAAGGGGTGTCATGCCTACTAATACGCTCTAAATAAAGAAAACAAAATTTTACTATGATAAAAAATAGGCTTGTTTAAGGATTGATATGATAGGCTTATTAGCACTTATTTAGATTAAATTTGAAATAATGTAAAAGGAGATATTATTTATGGTTAGATTATTTAATAGCAGAGAAACTAATTTTTCACATAATCAATATGTGTTAAATGAAATTATATCATGTAAAGTTACAGAAGAATTAAATGGAGATTATATGCTAGATCTTGAATATCCATTAGAGGATAGTAAGGGTATTTCTAGTAATTTAGTTGTTGGTTCAGTATTATCAGTTCCAAGTATTGATTCAAGAGAAAATCAACTATTTAGTGTAATAAAAAAAGAGACAAATTCCAATTCTATTAGTGTACAGGCCCAGGCTAAATTAATGGCAGACTTAAAGGTTAATGCAGTTAGAGCAGCAACTATTAATGGAAAAACTAGAAAAGAAGCTGTACAAATTATCTTAAATGGTGCTTTAGATTCACATGATTATAATGCTGGTAATTTAGATTTAAATACTAATGCAGATATTATATTGCAGGTTAGTGAAGGGAATTTGCTTAGTAATCTTATTGGCAGTGAAAATAGTGTCTTATCTGAATATGGAGGCGAATTTATAGTTAGTAATAATACTATTGATATAGTTAATCAAAGAGGTCAAGACAATGGAGTTATTATTGAATATGGTAAAAATTTGAGCAGTATAGAAGAAGCTATTGATCTTACTGATTTTGCAACAGTTTTAATTCCTAAGTCTGGGGATTATAGATTGCCAGAGTATAGTATTGAAAGTCCTAATGTTGGAGCATATGAAAAAAGATATTTTAAAGAAGTAGACTTAAATCTTAATATTTGGGATGGAACTAATGAGAAAAAAGATGATCAAGTAACAATTACTGAAGCATATACACTTATGAGAGCTACTTGCAATAAGATGTTTACATTAGATAAAGTAGACCAAATGGCCTTTAACTATACAGTTGATTTTGTACAACTAAGTCAAACAGAAGAATATAAAAATTATTCAATTCTTGAAACAGTCAACTTAGGTGATACAGTAACTATTAAGCATAGCAAACTTAATTTAAACCTACAGGGCAGAGTTAATAAAATAAGTTATACAGTTGACAGTGAAGGAATAACAACTATAGATACTGTAGAAATTGGATTTAATAGAAAAGACATTACAGATATTATAAAAACAACTGTAAAGAGTATTAAATTTGCACAAGATGAAATAAGACTAGCTCTTAATAATTCTATTAGTGGAGTTGAAACTGAACTTAAGCTAGCAAATGATAAAATAAGTGCAGTAGTTCAGAGCAAGGGCGTTGGTATGGGATGGACATTAAATCAAGAGGAATTTAAAGTTGCTTGCGTTGGTGCTAGTGGTGCAAATGTTACTATAAATTCAAGTGGTTTAACTGTTAATAATGGGAAAATAATGGTTAAGAACAGTAGTGGTGATACAGTTTTCAAAGTAAATACAAATGGGAAGTGTAATGCAATTGGAGGATTTATTGTAAATGATGGAGCAACAAGTACAAGTATTACTGCTAATGGATTAAAATTAGATGGAACTTATAGTAGTTGGATTAAACCACATCCAGATAAAGATGGGATTTATATTCCCAACGACTTATACTGTGATGATTTTCATACTGGAGATGCTTGTCTAATTGGTGGTTCATTGGAAGTTACTAAGAATGCTACTATTAAAGAACATCTATTTGTAACTGAAAATATTTATTTAAATGGCGAGTCTTTACAAGACATTATTGATTCAAGAATAAATGCATTAAAATAGATTAGGGGGTGCAGAGCATGAGAAATGAAGAACTAATCTTACTATATCAAAATGGCAATAAGAAAGCTTTAGAAAGCCTAATTGAGAACAATGGAGGTATAGTTAGAAAGATATCAAATAAGTTTTATGATATTAATAAAATGGTTGAATTTGATGATCTAGTACAAGCAGGAATTATTGGACTAATTAATGCAGCTAGTAAATATGATAATAACTTAGAAAATAAGGCTGGCTTCATTACTTATGCTTTTCAATATATTAAAAGAGAAATATTTTCATGCGTTAATGGAAGAAGTGAAAAAGAGATTAGCAATAATAAGCTTTATAATAGTTGTGTCAGCCTTGATGTGCCTATAAAAGAAGATAATGATATACAACTAAAGGACACTATCGAAAGTATTGATTATGGCTTTGAGAATGTAGAAGAAAAGATATACATTAGCCAGTTAAGGAAAGAGTTAGAAAGCGCAATGCTACATAATAATACTTTGAAAGAAAGAGAAATATTGCAACTCTGTTATGGGTGGAATCATCAAAAGATATTTACATATAAGGAAGTAGCAGAAGTCTTGAATTTAAATAAAAATAGTATTCCTCAAATAGAATTTAATGCCCTAAAGAAGCTAAGGAATAGCGACTGGGGTAAAGAAAAATCCAAGGAATATATAGGCACTAAATTAGAATCTATAGTGGAAAGTTCATGGTATGACCAAGATAAAGCTGTTAGTGCAATAGATATAATGAATAAATATTTTAATGGGGTGATATAATTGGATCGCAAGGATATATTTGAACAAACTAAGAAAGACCTAAAAGGATTTAAAACATTAGTTTCAAGATTAAAGGCCAGTAAATTAACACTAGAAAAAGATACTCTTTTAAGTGATGAAGAGAGAAACCTACTTGAAAAAAAAATAAAATCAGATGAAATAAAAATTGAAAAAATAAAAACTGCATTAGAGTTGTTAGCTGATGTGGATATAAAAATAATAACATCTATATTCTTTGAGAAAGTAACTAATAAAGATATGGCAGCTCAATTTAATGTATCTAAGGAATTTATAGTTAGGCATAAAAGAGAAGCTCTTGAAGAAATAGCCGATATAATGTATGGTTATTTAGTGGAAAACAATTCAAGTGGAATTTATTCGTAGTATTGGTATGATGATAATGTTGAAAATAAAACTATATGAAATGGTTTTAAAAACTATATAATATGATTTGAGTATAACATCTATAGGTATATAGGTGTTTTTTTATTGGAATAAAGGGAAAAGAGCATAATTGCAGAATAATGTAAATTAAGATATGTATACAAATTAAAAAGGAGTGATTAAGTTGAAAATTACACCAATCAGATTAAGAAGGATGGAAATTGGTCTAAGTACAGGCGAAGCTACGAAAGCTTTAGGAATAAGCAAGAGTGCATTTTATAAAATTGAGCAAGGTTGCTTTGCACCATCTGCAGAGCTATTAAAAGGAATGGCTGATATTTATTATTGCACAACTGATGATATTTTTAAAGATTTAAATATTATAGGATGTCAAAGTAAAAATGAAATCAATATATCAAATAAGCAAGATTCAAATTCATTGTCGCTAGTGGAACGTAAAGTATTAGAAAGACGTATTAAAGAGCTAGAGAAAGAAGTGGAAATATATAAGACTAAAATAGAAAATGCAAAGATAGCATTGGGTTAAGTATATTACATAAAAGTTTATTTATTTGTAATTTATAAAAGGAATTTATCTACTTTTGTATAATTATATTATTGAGAAGGAAGTGAGATTTATGAAAGCATTTAACAAAGATACGGAAAAGAAAGAAATTGTAAATGATATTACATTGATAAGTTCTAAAACCGAAAAATTTAGCGATATCAGCAAACAGGAAGATATTCAAAGGTGGATAAGAGAAAGAATAAAGCCAGCAGATAAATTAAATAGGAAATTTGGATCCTATCATTTAAAACATATATGTGAGGGAGAATTAGGATTTCGTGTTGGACATTATGATTTTAAGTATGCTATGTGTATTGTAGGTATTAAAAGTAATAGAAGTTCAAACTCAAATTTTGTTGCAAGACCTAAAAATCAATCTTATTATACTACAACAGATTATAACTATTATATAGAAGATATAGTTTAATGAAGCAAAGTAGCAGCTAGGAGCAATCCAACTACTGATATTTTTTTATAATATATATTATAAAGGTATTCATATATAAGGTGAGTATCTTTTTTTATTTATAGATCACTCAACGCAAAATTGCGTTTGTTATATTAAAGTAAATAAATAAAAATATTAGAGAAATCTTATATATTAAGGTAGACAAAAAATAGTCAAAAGTAGACAGGTATATTTGTCTACCATAAACCGTTGATATTACTATATTTATAATAAAGTAGACAAGTAGACAGGTATTTTTTTAGTCAGCACCTTAGCACCTTTATAGCACCTTAAAAAAATCAAAGGTGCTGATAGCTTAAAGTGTTGGTATTACTTATTTTAATTAAATATAGCACCTTAAGCACCTTGAAAATTAATATTTTAAAATTTTTATATGTATTATTTTATATGATATTATTTTTTTGAAAGAGTGTAAAAATTAATTTACACCGTTTTTTACACCGTATAGAATAGGAATATATAAAACTGAAAGTAATTGAATAAAATAGAAATGACAGTATAAGAAGTTTTGAAGATGATATAAAAACATAAAAGTGTAATTCTCATATTTCCAGAAGTTGTGGGTTCAAATCCCACCAAGTGCACCATAAAGTAAGTAATATCAATGGATTAGAGAAATCTAAAAAGTTGATATTATTTTTTTACACCGTTT